CCATTGATCATCAGGGTAATCAAAGGCTTCATGCCGTTCACCGCCCTCCAACAACCATTTTAGGCGTTGGAGTTTGCGGTAGGCGCTTTTGGGTCTGCCTCATTCTCATCTGTTTCAGCAAGATTTGGGAACAGATACTTTTGCGCATCTTTAGTTTCTTCAACCAAAGCGTCATAATCTTTCATTTCTAATTCATCAAGATTGTCAATTTTGATTGACGGAATAATTAAATCAAATGACCAATCTTCAACTAACATAGCAATCAGAGCATCACCCAAAGCAAGCGCTCTTGATAGATCGCCGCCTTCTGCTTCTGCTGATTTTAATACGCGTTTACGATCTTTAACGCGTAGGTTTTGAGGATCTTTAAGAGTTACAGTTGCGCCTGATGGAAGTGTAATTTTCTTTGACATGCCTTGCCTCCTGTTGTTTGCCTTCCAACTATCATAACAAAAAAGGAACAGGTGGGCGGGATCGCGGGAAGGCGTACGCGATCTAACCAACCCACCTGTTCAGGCTTTATTTATGCGTATGTACCTGATGCTTTAGCGTTCTGAAGTACCCACTTAATAGGTGCAAAACCGCCAGTTGATCCTGCGTCAGTTGTTGTTGATTGACCGTTTAGATCAATTGACACCTGTACAAAATCTTCTCCACGCTCAATCATTGCGGCTGTGTATGCACCCTTGCTGATTGTTGCTTGGATTTGAACTAATGATGCGCCTGTTCCGTATGACCAGTTAAGGACAATGGCAGGTTGTGTGTTGTTAAGGAAACGGGTTAGTTCTGCATCTGTTTCCATAAGGAATGTAATCTTTCCAGTTACTTCCAAAGGTCCCAAGAAAACTTGGTATGGGTTCTGTGTATTGGAGATACCGTAAACAGGTGTTACAGGGCGAGCCATGTCAATGTTTCCTGACATTGCTGTTGCAACCTGTGATCCACCAATGCTTACAGTTCCACGCCATACTGGTGTTGGAAGAACTGTTGAGAATGTAGGTGTTGGATCTGAAACAGTTGATGATGCCCAACCTGTTGTTTTTGTATCGTATTCCAACATGCCATCTGCGTTGAACTTCAGTGAGAAATCAGAGAATTGGCAACCCGGATAAGAGCGAACATCAACAGCATAGAAGTCAGTCAGTGTGTATGAAATTGGCTGAACATCAACATCTGATGTAAGGCTATTTTTAAGGCTAATTGTGTGTGTAAAAGGTGCGCTTGCTCCTGTTGTTGCTACTGATCCAAGAAGTCCTGCAATGCCGTATCCAATTGTGTCTGCGAATACTGCGCCGCCAAAATCTACGGTTGAGCGTGTACGCCCTTGAATGTATGCGTAGTTAAGAACATTGGAACCGCGTAGTCCTGTGTCATAGAGCGGATCTACAATGTCTTGTGGTTTTAGGCTGTCTTTAGCAACAGGAATAAAATCTGTTGGTGCGACAATGGTTCCCTTGGTTACTTCTTTAGCAATACCAAGGTAACTGCGTACGGATTGTTGTAATGCCATTTAATCACTCTCCTGCTTTCAAGTCTGACGCGGCAGACGGTTTGGTTGTTGGGACTGTTGGAACTGTTGGTTTTGCCGCTCCTGCGCTTTCGCAATCAGGATTGCTAAAACCTTCTGGTGCGTCAAACTCATCACCGGGTTTTACTGTGATCCCTAGCGTTGGGAACACGCGTTCATCTGTTCCTTTGTATCTTAGTTTCATGCTTGCTCCTTATGCTTGGATCATTTCAGTAACATCAAATTCTAGTTCAGCAAAGATGTCAGTAGCGCCTTCATTGCTTGTTGCGGGTTCACCGTAACGCCCATTGATGACTGGTTCTGCACCCTGCCAAACTAGGTTTCCTGTCTGATCTCCAAAGTTATGATCTGACCGTAAACGCTCTTTGATGTTGTCTATAAGGGTATCAAAATCCGTCATCACATCTTCAGAGTTTGGGTGAAGTGAGTGTGCATAAACCTGAAGAATTACGGTGTAGTCCACACGCTTCCAACCATTAGTAGCACCGCCAATTGCTAAACGGTTTTCTCTCTCTGCGGCAATAAAAACAACAACGGCTGATCTAGTCATTTGCCCCGGTAGTGCATTTACTTGGAAGTTAATGCGTTTTGGAAATGATGTAAATACCTGATTAAGAGTTTCAATAGGTGGGTTTGCTATAAACGCGGATAAGGTGGAGCGTACCCCGGAACGCCCTGCCATTAACGAATCCTGCGGTACTTGCTAACCATGTCCAAAGCAAGCGCGATTTCACCGGCATAACGCTGGTTGTTTCCAATGTTGGCTGTTGGCTGTGTGGTTAGGTTCATAGTTAATGAACTATCACCACGGGTTTTAAGAAAAGAAGTAGTAATCAAAATACATGCTTGTTTAATTGCCGTTGGAAGGTTGCTAAATGCAACTGCGGTGTGTGTAAAAACAAGCGGTGCGGTTAAAGTTACGGTTGTAGATCCGTATGTATAAGAACTAGATACTGTTACAAGTTCACTGTTAGGACCATCATAAATGCGGTATTGCTCACCCGGCAAAATGCCTGCTGTGTTTGCTACAACAATAGTTGAAGCGGCGGCTGTGCCTGTTGCAAGGGTATTTACATAGCCACCTGCATAGGTGTATTTGACATACATAATCTGTGAAGGTGTGCCACCGGGACCAAAAGCCAATGGACCTTGTGAAGAATAGGTAGTTTGAAACAAAGAAAGCGGAACAATTACCTGTTGGTTTTCAAACCAACATAAAGATGGATCAGTAATAGCCACTAAATTGTTTGGTGTTGTGCCGTATTGGAAGTTAGTAAGAGCCAAAATAGGGTTCACATTAGGGTGCAAAGCCACATAGCCTTGGTTGTTAATGCGTACTCTTTGGGTTTCTGTGGTTGATCCGGCTACTAAATCTTGGTTTAGGTACTCATTGATGTATGAAGAAGCGCGTAAAATTACGCGATCTAGTTCAGCATCTTGCGCCGCTTGGTTTCCACCCACTACAAGATTGTTGTAATCAATAGATGTAGGGGCGTTCTTGTATTCAGCAACAGTTAAATAACTGCTTTCACTGAACCCTGTGAGTGATGTTAGCCCCGTAGTCATCTGTTATTCCCCATCTCTTTCAGGTGTTCCATTCTGATGCCCGCAACGCGAACATTTGCGGAACCAACTACCAAACCCACATTCTACGCAAGTGAACCCGCGTTGTGCGTCACCTTTGTTAATTGGATTTAGTGATGCTTCAAAAAAGCCTTCCGCCTTCATTGCGCGTTCTGCGCCCACATTATCTACTGTGTAAATTCCTTTTTTATCAGGGCGGTAAGTAAAGTCACCAACCACTGTTTCTCTTACGCCTTTATCTGGTGCTACCCATCTACCCACAATGCCTCCTAGATTAAATAAAGAAGGGTGCGCCCGTTATGTGACGCACCCTCCCTTCTCTTATTCAGTTGTTAATTACGCGTTTACAATTCCTGAAACTGCGCCGTTCCATGCAGGAGCAGAGCAGAAGAATGTTCCACGGAAGTATGTTGAGAAGTCATAAGAGAACTGTGTTACAGGCCATTGGATACCCATGTAATCCTGTACTAAGAAGTTCGCCCATACATCAGATACCTCTGTGTCAGGGATTGGAAGTGTGAATGAAAGAATTGGAGCAACGCCTTGGTTGAGCCATGGGTGAACCATGAGATCAACGGCTTTTCCAGTAACTTCATTCTGCAAACCGGTAACAATAGAACCGTATGTGGTTCCATCTGATCCCGGATTGTTGATAACCAAACGGTAGTTAGCGTTTGAACCAGACTTGATTGCATCAGATAGTTGCTTACGGTCATTTCCGTTTAGCAATACAACATCTGGATCAGCCTTTACATTCTGGTACATGCTTGCAAACGCAGTCTGGAACTCTCCACCCGGATTAGAAGTTGAGAATGTGCTGTTGATTGCGTTGTTGAAACCTGAGTTTGGTCCAAGAACAGTTGCAAGAATTCCGTCATAACCAGTTGCATAAGCAGATGTATCTGCTGTTGCGCGTGATGCGGCGGCTCCTGTTGTTGTGAAAGCGGCGTTGTTTCCGCTTAGTCCTTGTGTACCTGCACCCTGAATTGTGAATGTACCGGTTCCCTTTAGAGTTCCTTGGTACTTCAAGTTAGCCGCGCCTGTTGTTGTTCCAACATAGATGTTGTAACCAAGTGCGCCAACTACGGGAGTTGATACTGTGATTGTAAGAACATCACCTGAAGCAACTGCTGTGCTTGCTGACTCTGTTCCAAGGATTGACTCACCAAAACCGTTGCCAGAAATACCAGCATCAGCAGTAACATTGATGAAGTAGTTGTTAGCCGCTAGTGCTGTCTGTCCTGATGCGGCTACTGGTGAAGCAACTGAGAATGTAGGTGCTGAAAGAGCGCCTGAGTATCCACTTGCTGTTCCGCGAGCCATAAGCATCATGCGTTCTTCCATCAACATTGTTGCGTAAAGTGTTGATGTTGATGACAACTGGCGTAGATCTTGGTAACCAAGACCTGAGAAGTTAGCATCAAATGTAACGCTGTCAGATAGTGAGTATGAGTTGTAAGGCAGGATTAGATCTTGTGCGGCATAGGAAATCTTTGGACCACGCTCGTAAGCAATTGAACCAAAGTTTGTTGTTGTGTCCTGTGTAATGCCCGGGAAGATGTTTCCTACTCCACCTGTGCCTGTACCTGTGTAACCAAGGATTTGCTTCTGGCGGTGTGAAGTACCAACACCTTTTTTGCGTGGAATACGGTTACGCAAAGGTGTAGGGCGTGGTGTAAGCATCTTTGCAGGTGCTTCAAGATCAAACGCCGCAAATGATGTAGATAGCGGGCTTGTAAGTGTAATGTCCTTCTGAATGTCTTGCATAGCAAGGCGCTGTGATGCAAGAGCGTTCTGAAGTGATGCTGATGCCTCTGGTGAAAGTGACTTATTTGCTACAAGTCCTTCAATGGCTGTCAGTGGATCTGCGGCTGGTGCTTGTCCCGGAACAGTAGATGCGTTTGAAAGTGACTTACCAAGTTCTGCGGTAAATTCTTCCATACGCTCTGCGGCTTCGCGTGGTGAAGCATCAGCAAAAAGGTCTGCAACCTTTGGTGCGCTGAATGTCATTTGCTTTTCCTTTGTTAGAGTGTTGGGTTAGTTCTTGCTGTCAGGATTATTGGCTTTAGCAAGGAATTCCTTGTGTAGTTCCATGTAACCCTTGGCAAGAATTGGGTCAGTTGTTGCGTTTGCTTTCGCTTTGTATGTGGCGGCTTTAATAAGCAGGTCATTAGGTTGTGCCTGTGATGTACCTGTTCTCTTAGGACCACCAGCCACGGCGAGAGATTTAGCAATTGCCAACTCATTCTCCAAACTTACTGCCTTCTCTAGTGCCGCCTCTTTTGCGGCTACTAAAGATGCAATCTCTGTTTTGATAGATGCGGTTGCGCTCTTTATTGCTTGATCTACTATGGCTTCTACTTCTGCTGTTGAAATGTCATCAGCAGAAACTTTAGGTGCTTCTTCAGCAGGAGTTTCTTCCACTGCTGGTGCTTCTTCTGGTGTTTCTTCTGTTGCTTCTGGTTCTGTATCAGCAACTTCTAGGTTTCCAACTTCAGCAGACTTAGGTGCATCTGCCGGTGGAACAATAACTGTTTCTTTAAGAGTTGCGTATGTTTCTTCTGTTGGCACTGGATTAGGATTTGCTTCTTTATCCATTGCGTCTTTGTACATCTTGCAACGCTTATCAAATGCTTCTTCTGTTTCTCCCGCTTTCATACAACGCTTTTTAAAAGCCTCACGGTCCTCACCTTTGCGTTGCATCAGATCTTCTTTATCTGCGGCTTTGTTTTCAATAATTGTTTCTTCTTCCATTACTTCTCCCCCTGCTTTCTCCCCTTCGTACCAAGCAAAGAGGTGGTGTACTGCTTCTAATAGATGTGCAATTGACATTTGCTCATTGTGATCTCCAACAGCCATTTCATCTGCTTCAATGGCAATCAGATTTGCAAGCGCAATGCGCGCAGTGTCATAAGTTTTCTGATCAAACTTTACTGCATCTGGTGATGCAAATGATTTTGATACTGCAACTAACTCTGCGGCTGTTGTCATGTCAAACTCCATCTCTGTGTAATCTAATTGTAATGACTTTTTGGTTTCCTTACGGTACTTTCCACCGCGCTTCTTGTACTCACGGACTACCCAAGCATTAGCAACAGCAGATGGGTAAACATCAAACTTAGCCTTAGCCTCATTCTTTACCCGGTTGTATAACTCTTTATCTGATGGCTCTGATCCTGCTCCGCCTGTGTTGATGTTTTCATAATCAGGCTTCTTTTCTTCTTTTTCAATCAATTCTTCTACTTGAATTACGGTTTCATCTGCACCGGCTGACTTAGCCAAAACCAATTGGCAGTTAGGGTTAGCAGGGCGATCCACTAAGGATACTTCTACAATCTGACCATCAACAATGCGACCATTTGCCGCTTTGCTATCTTGAATTACGCGTGGGTTTTTAATGCCAATTGAGAAACCTTTTAATACGCCGTGTTCAACCTTCTTGGCGCTTACGGGATCTACAACAAGAGCCGTAATGTAATGACCATCTGATTTAAGTTCATAATCTGTTGCTACGCCTGCCGCAATGTTGCTGTGTTGTTCTCTGATGTTACCGCCTGATTTGAACCAGTGTGGCATAGCGCGATCTAACCAAGCGCTGTCACAAATCTGCTTATCAATGTCTAACGCGTCATCTGTTGCCTTTCCGTACACGGTTAGTGTGCCGTCTGCATGTCTATCTGCCTTTTCAATTGCAAAGTATGATGTTGTTAGATTGCTCATTGTTGCTTTCTCCTTGTTTTCTTGTTCTCTGATAATTCTTTTTGCCCAAGACCAACCAGCGTCACCGCCCCAAAGCAACCAAGCAATGTAACCAGCGCTGTCTTTGCCCCAACCTTCCCCTTTTTTATCTACTTCGTGCCGGGAAAAATAAGAGTTCATGCGTTTTACTGTGTCTAATGATAGTGCTGAACCATTAGATAAATCTCTTGCGCGAGCCACACCAACTTCTGTTCCACCACGATTGTACTTCTTCCGTAACTCTAAACCGCGTTTGGCATTAGATCTTACTTCTTGCGGTGGTACAAAACCATCAGCCATTTTTATTCCTTATGCCGAATAAGTAAGAACTACTGCGCCCGCCGCAGATCCCGCCGCAGAAATTCCCCATAGGCTGTCCCCACCACTTACATAAAATGTTTGTGATGATGCCGCAGGGATTGTTCTACCAATAGTTGCACCTGATGTTGTAATAGTTGAGTCACCAACAAAAATTGAACCACTATGTCCGTTGTATAAAGTTACCGCAGTTTGCTGACGGATAGGTGTAGGAAATGTGTGCAAAATTGTTGCGTTTGTAAAAGTAGTACAGTTGATGTGTTGCGTTGCCATGTTATTCCTCTATCCATTCAATTATCGGTGATGGTGCTGATGCCTTACTGCTAACTGTATCAATTTTGTCATCAGGAAAGCGCCGTAAGTAAACTTCACGGGCTTTTTTATCTCCCGTAATCATTAACTCCAACAAAGCAAATTGTGGCAGAATGTTGTAATCCATGGGTTCATTTGGATCTATTACTATGTCAAAGTTTTTCAATTAGTTCTTCCTCCTTGTTTCCAAGCCCGCAGAGTATCTGTGCGCTTCCAATAATCATCTGCCTGCAAACTCCACCCATAGGCTTCATCATAGGCTTGGACAATTTCACCTTTTCCTCCAAGTAACCATTCAGCAAATACTTCTGCATAGGCTTCCGTTGGCTTGGTACGCCCGTATTGAGATAACTGATCTCCATGTTTTCTAACAATTTTGCTTGAAATTTTACCGCGTATGCCCCCATTCAGATAACTGTCTGTTGTATGCCCAAATTCATGCGCCAATGTGTACTTAAAATTGTTTGTGGTGTTGTAGGTAGGCATAGAAAATCCGCGTTTGCCCAACGCCCATCTTTCATCAACCTTAATTTGATCTAGTTTTACAACCAAACTGCGATCAATCCAAATAGTGTCATTGCCTAAGTAGGTAAATCCAACAACGCCTAATCCTTGTTGGCTTGGTTCTTGGTTAATCTTGATTGTATAAATACGCTTTTCGCCAGTGTTTGTAATCTTTCTCCATTCAGGCAAAGAATTGTAAACATCATCAACATCTGTAAGCACACGCTCAATTGCCTTTTCAGGAAAGTCTTTGCCCTCTATAAACACCTCAACAATTACATTGTCATTTCTGTAATGTTGGTATTGCCTTGCCTCACGCATAAGCCGACCACGGTATTCATCAGAAACCTTTGTGCCTCTAGCCTCTAAGCGATCAATCAAGTCTTTTGCCGCTTCATCAGATGTGAGTTCTGACCAATTTCCAACAATCTTTGGGCGATCAGGAAAATCAAATGCTTGGCGTTGAATCACACCTGTTGGAGTTGTAACGGGAGCCGTAATTGTTCCGGCTGTATTTGCAGGATCATCAAAGTCAGGCAAGACCGGGAGCAATACGCAACGGCAGTGTGGGTGTGCAGGCGGTTGTGTATTACCAGATTTAAAAGGCTGTCCAATAGGCATTACCTGATTAGCGTTCTGTGCGCATTTGTCACATGGGCTACTTACTTCCCATTCCATCTTTTCCAATCCCGCTTCTTTATAGCGGTTAATTGTTGCGTAACTTATGGCGCGGTTCTGTTCTGTGATTGCTATGGATAGCGCTCGCGCAGGATTAGCCACATGGGTCATTAACCTTTTAGCCGCTCTCTCTGCGGGCAAACCTAATTCAATGGCTTCACCAATAGCGTTGCCAATGTCCCTTACGGTTGTATCAGAAAAATCTTTGAATGTAATGTTCTGACTTTCCAGCAATTGTTGAAATGCTTTGGGTGGTCTTAACAATAATGCGGCGGCTCTGTCACCGGGTTGCCAGTTAGCCCAATCAATGTCTGCCTGTGTATCATCAGCCTTTTTAATTTCACGGGCAAGAAGTAATTGTTCATTAGCAAAAGCCTCACCTGTTACATAACCTTCTGCCCATACACGCAACATAACTTCTTTAAGCGCTTCCATGTTTACCCGTACATTGAGCATTACCCATGCGCGGGCGCGGGCGTTGTTTTGTGGGGCGCTATCTGATTGGTTGGGTTGTGTCAGTAGATACTGTTCATAAACCCGTTTAGGATCAAAGGTTTGCCGTAAAGCCGCCCTGATCTTTAGTGCGTTCTTAGCGGCTAAACGCGCATCTGCCTCTAATGCGCGTTTGTAGGTCATGTTAAATACGCTTTAGCGAGCGCTCTGGCGGTATCAAGATCCCCGTCAAAAGCACAACGGTTCAATGCTTCACCCACAATTGGATCTAGGCTCTTGAACTCAAACAGGCGGGCGCGCTTACCCTTGTTAGCCCACTTCATAAAAGCCTTCACTTCACTTTCTACGGCTTTCTCAACTTCTTCTTCATCAAGTTCATCTACTTCTTCTTGCGGGATTTCTTTATCCGAGACTCTAACCGTTTCCTCCTGCGGTTCTGCATTTGCAGTATCAGGAGTTGTAGGCGCAATAGCAGTTGCATTAGGACCCTCCAAGGCTGGTGCGGTAGTTACTTCTTTAGCGTTAATAATGCCATCTGGTGAGAATAAGAAAATGTCTGCACCGGCTACAAGAATAGGCATGTCTGCTTGTGGGGTATCAAGCAAAGGTAAACCTAGTTCTGAACGGCGCTCATTGATTGTCTTACCAGCAGATGTAATTTCAATCTGTGACTTACGGGCGTTGCTCTCATTGTCCATGCGCTTGCTGGTCATTAACTTAAATTCAAGTTCACGCGGCATACCAAGGTATGTGTAAGAAAGGTTTGTGATCATTTTGCTGATCCAGTTAGCCAATGGCTGAATTCCGATTGCTTCAGCGCTTGCCGCTTCACCTTCTTGGAACCCTGCTCCGCCTAAACCACCTTTAGGAGCAAAACCAATTTCAGATGGCTGAACACCAAAGTGACCGCAGATGCTTGTGATCAAATAATCATCAAGCGTGTCCTTAAACTTCTCACCATAACCATCATTAGTTACAGGTGCTAAACCTTTAGGTAGTAAACGGGCGCGCTTGCGCTGTTGTGTCTGTCCTGCAAGATCATCATTAAGAATGTTCTCATAGGCGCGTAATAGATCCGGGTTAGTACCCCAATCTTCATCAGTAGTAAACATAAGTTCTGGCAATACGCCATCTGTGTACTCTGCGCGGATCCATTCCTGACGGCGTAGGTAAATGTCTGCTAGTGGTAGCGCTCGCTCTACTGGTGAGAATCCATAAACGCTAATTGTGCGGCGGTTGCGCACCATGTAAGCCAATTGGTCTGATGTAAATTCACCATCTGCCTTTGGATCTTCTTCTGTTGCGCTGAATTCAGAGCGTGGGAAACCGTAAAGAATCTGTTGGAAAGCGGCGTTAGGAGCCATAGGGCGCATACCGCGATCATCAATTAAAGGCTTAATAGTTGAACCATCTAGGATCTGAAACGCGTATAGATCCCCGCCTACGGTCTTTAATGGGTATGTAGCCCATGCGTCAATAACAAGAATTTCCTCTAGGCATGTCATTAGCCAATCAGAGAAAGTTAAACCGTTTGCCTTATCTGGTGTTTCCCAAAATTCACGGGCGCGAGCAATTTCATCATTGTATTTCTCACGGGCTTTAGCCATAGCGCGTACATGATCGCCACCTGACTCTGCCATAATCTTTTCTGAAGCGTCATTAGCAAGAACAATGTCCCAATCAAGACCAACAACTTTAGATTTAGTTACTTCGATACAACGGCGCAAAATGTCTATCTGATCTGCGGCGGCGCGTAATGTCTTAAATGGAATAAGGCGTGTTTCAGTTACATTTATGTTCTGTGCAACTTGGTATTCATAGCGGCGTGGTTCTGGTCTGCCGGTTTCAGGATTTACAGGGTTAATTGCTCCCGGTGTAATAGGCATACCCGGTCCAAATGGAACGGTTGCTGAAAATGGGGCGCGTGGAAGCGGATTAGTATTGCCGTAGTTCTGTTGTAATTGATTTGCAACAGCAAGCATGTCACTCTGCGACATAACAACGGAACCTGCTGGAAGATTAGGCTTCTTCTCTATGTCCCCTGTTGCTATGGCTTTTGCGATACGGTCACGCAGACCCATGTGTATCTCCTTTGGTTAATTAGCCTTGAACAACTACCCTGTATTGGTTAGAAGTTGGTGCAACTGAAAATAGAACTGTAATTGCTGATGTACTTGTGTGCTGAACATCTACAACTACTTCAGCGTATGGTGCTGAATTGTCATAAACAGTCACCTGAACATCTTTAGTGTTTAGGCTGTGGGTAACTGTATAAGAAGTAGCAGACCCATCACCAATTGAGGCGGCGTACTTGCGTACAACCACTGCTGTATCAATGGCAAGCCCTGAACCTGAAAGGCTAAGACCAGCACCAGATTGAACAACAGCAGAAACAACATTGCTTGTGATGTTGATACCGTTACCGGCTGTAAGTGTTCCCGGTCCTGCGATCTGCACCCATGTCTGACCTGCAAAAGAAGTTAGGTAGTGGTTTGACTGAACCCAAGATGTACCAGCCTTGGTTGTTCCTTCTTGCACATAGATAGATGCGCCAATAAGTTCTGTGTATGGGTTGGCATCAGTTGAGCGTGTAAGTGTGTAGTTAGTTCCGTTATCTGTGTAAACATAAATGCCGTCTTGTGTGTCATCTGTCTGGTTTGTTAGAACAATGCGATAGCCACTATCAGCGCTTGTAAGAGCGCCGTATGTATCAATGTTAAGTGTGTTTGTAGATCCTGTAAGCGCCACATTGACTGTTGATAAAAGGTTAGCGGCGGCTTTCCATGTAAGACCCTGAACAGCCTGATCTACATAGTATTTTGTTGCGGCATCTTGATCATCTGTTGGATTGCCCAAGCCTGTGATCTTGTATGTAGCAAAAGGAACATTTGCAGTAGGAACAGCGAGCGCTGAAAGATTGATAGCGCTGTGTGCGGCGTTATCATGTGTTGGTGTTCCGTGTGTGTGGTCATTACGGGCAAACTCTGTGCCTGATCCGTTGCCAGATGATGAACCAAATGATGTTTGTGCTGTGACATTGCCAAAGTTAGGTAATGCGTGAACATGGTCTGCGCGGGCAGGTGTTGATGCAGTACCTACTGTGTTTGTGCCACCTGCGGCTAATGTTTGTGGTGCTGTTGATGTAAGTGATGGCGTACCGTGAGTGTGATCAGATCTTGAATAAGTGTTTGATGATCCATTGCTTGCGGTATCGCCATAAGAAGTTGTTGATGTTGCGTTTCCAAATGCGCTTACCTGTGACCATGCGGTTCCATTGGAAAAATACAAAAGATTTTGGTCTGTTGCAAAGAATAGTGCGCCTGTGTTGCCTGCGCCGGCGGCAGGGCGGTTAGCAAATGTGTCATAAAGGATTTCTGCCTGTTGAACAACATTGATCCATGCAGACCCGTTCCAGAAAAACAGCGTGTCGCTAGATGTGTTGTAGTAAATCTGACCATCAGCAGGTGTGGCAGGTGCAGTGGCAAGGTTTTGAATAACCGCGTTCTGCAATTCATTTTTATTAAGATCAATGCTGACTAAAAACTTACGCGCCATTGTTTACTCCTTAAACCACATACGCAGTGCCAGTAAAGGCGGCTGAAAATGTGATGACCATTTGATTGCTACTAGGATAACTGATTGTGCCTTCACATTGCGTTCCTGCGGAATCAAGAACAGTTACAGCAGGCTGACCATTTAAATTATGGTTAATAGTCCAGATGGCTGACGCTACTGCTTGTGTGTGTACATAGAAAATGTCTGATGGTGTGAACTCACCGGCAGGACCTTGTGGACCCGGCGCTGTGACACTGATTTGTGCAGTGCTTTCAACAATAGTGATGTTCTGAATAATCGGTTCAACAACAATTGTTTCTGCCATTATCGTGTTACCTGTGGGTTCACTAATGCTTGACCTTGTACTAAACGGGTAACAACACCTTGCGGAGATGTAATTTCAAGATCATAGTAATAATCTCCTGCAATGATCGCCCCTGTTTGTTGGGCTGTTGCGCGAACAGCAACTAATCCAGCCGCGCCAGTGATAGTAATTCCGCTACCTGTTGCAAGAGAAAGAACCGCAGTTGTGCTTTCTGGCAATGATCTTAATTGCAGAGCGGCTGTATAACTTGTGATGTTTACAGGCGTTCCAGCAGGGTTTTCATAAGTCACATTAAAAAACCAATCAGCACCCTGATCAATTTCAACAATGTATTGGACTGCCATTTATGCTCCTTCTGCGACTGGTGTAATCATAGCGGTTCCACATTTAGAACAACTGCCAAATGATTTAGGCATAGGTAATCCACATGCAGGACACATGTTAGCAATTGCATTAAAGTAATTACTTACACTTGATGTTCCAAGTAAATCACTAAACGCCTGCACCATGGCATCAATACGGTCAGGGCTATCCGGATCCATAGGTGTCCACACTGTCATCTGATCTTCTAGCACTGCAAACTCTCCTACATGGTGAACTCTGCCTTGCTCATACATAGCCGCTACTGGTTCAGCGCGTAACTTTTTACCAACATGCGCTCTGATTTCTTTTATAGGCAATGAATTACGCACTTGCTTTAGAACTGCACTTACCATGTCACCACCTTGGTTTACTTCTACCAAAATAGTGTCTGCCTTCCATTCATCAAATACAGAAACGGCTTTGCTTGCCCAATCTAACGGGCTTCCTTTAAATGAGTAATCACCAAGCACATAGCCATGCCCACCTGTGTCACAACCAGCAACAATAATTCCTGTTTCATCACTATCTGCTTTATTAGTTACAGCAGGGTCAATAGATACCAAGATGCGCGACAATGCAGGGGCTTTAGTTACGCGATTACGGTCAATTACTCCCTTAGTCCATAACGCACCATCAGTGTCATCAAGAATCTCACCATAAAGTTCTTGCCTACCTAGCCTTGTACCGTTGTAACGCGCTTGTAGTTCCAACAAAGCAGATGGCGCAAGGTTCTTAGCGTTATCAAATGTGGATCCTCTTGTGATGGTTACTGATCCGTCTTTGCGCCCCGCCAACATACGGATTAACGGCGTTGGTCTAGGTGTGGTGGTAACAACAATGCGTGGTTTAGATCCTAAACGCAGACCAAACTGTAATTGATCCCAAGCATCTGAATAACGGTATGCGGCTAACTCATCACACCAAGCACCATGATGTTGTGGACCACGGAAACGGTCAGGTTGATCAGCAGAAAATAGTTTGATCCTAGATCCGTTGCGTAACAAGATCTCACCCATAGATCTGTTCCAACTTTCAAGCATGTGATAGCGCCTAAGCACACTGATCACGCCTGACTCACCTTCTGCACATGTATCTCTAGCATCAGAAAAGGTAGGGGCAACAATCGCCCATCTTGTATCAGGGTTTTCTATTGCCTCCCATGCAAGCCACTCTGCGGCTGTGCGGGTCTTACCTGCTCCACGCCCTGCCATGTAAAGCCAAATGTTCCAATCACCTTCAGGCGGTAGTTGTTCCTTCCGCGCTAGGGTCATCTTCCACAAATACCGTGATGCCTTGATCCTGCTGTTCAGTGAGGGTGGTGGTGTCTGTTCTCTCTCGCTCTGCGTATTCTGCGGCTTCAATAATTCTGGCGATCCTATCAACTTCTGTGTCAAGGCTTCCTGATCCGTCATAGTTCACCACTTCCGCTTGTATTTTTTGAGGCGCATCAATGCCTAAAATCCGCGCTCTACGATCAATAACCCTAAGCACAAAGTCTGCCGCTCTCAAATTACCGTTTACTGCCGGATCCCAATAGGTGCGTTGTAATGCGTCTAAGCGATCAAGTTCAATGCGCCTTGCTTCATCTGTTGGCTCTTGCAGGGTTCTTTGGCAAGCGCGTTGATAAGCCTTCCATGCACCCATAGGCGTTGCATAACTAACAGCGTCAGCAATCTGTTGCCATGTATTACCTTCACGGCGTAATTCAACCACCGCTAGTTCACGGTCTAGTTGTGCCGGTTCTGGTGTTTTTATACCCATAGTTCTACTGTAATGTGATAGAAAACTTTACGCAAAGTGAGATAAAATTTTATTCAATGAACGCTCTGCCTGTTTTCATAAGGTTGATCCGGGCATCTAGTAATTCATCAATACTTACTTGCAGATCTTCCTTCTTCTTCCAGTTCATGCGGTTGCCAAAGGTATCGGTCTTTAGTAACTCATTGACATAGGCAATGGTTTCATCAATGTCAGCCAATGTGACTTCATCTGTGATAACTACGGGCATGAGCCAATACTACGATTGCTTACGGCTCTTTGCTTTAAGTTCTGCTTCTACTTCTTGCCTTACAAGATCAATTAGGTTTTCTATCTTGTCTGCTAATTCATCTCTGTTTTTGGTGCGTAATCTATCGGCAAACATGCTTAATGCAATTGCTACTTCTGGATCTTCACTAATTACCATTCTAAGCCAAACCAAAACGGTCCAATGTCAATGCTTAGTTGCCAATGATCAATGCTGAACCCTAGGGCTACGCGCTTCCAATTCATACCGTAATGGATCCAATACTTGCCGGCTTTAATTTCCCTGTTCATCTGCTACCGCCTCTCTTGATTGTAGAAAGTCTAATAACTGTTCAACAATTACTACATCACGCCCGTCTATGTGATGGTGGTAATCACCTGCAAACGCTTGTATCTCTCTTATTACCTGTGCGCGTTCTGTCTGTTTAATAATGTTAAGCATAGAAATTACATTATTAACATCAGCCATTGGCGCGATTGTCCCGCTTTGCTTTATACGCTTCTACATCATCACGCTTGTAATAAACATTGCGCCCTGACTTCTCAACCCATGTAATTGTTTTACGGTGTTGGATCTGGCGTAAGTTGTTCATTGTGATCCCAAGGATCTCTGCGGTTTCTGCCGCGCTAATCAATCCATCAGTTACCATGGAAATGCCCCCTCATTGTTGTCTGTGCTTACTTTATTACTTTTTACCAAGCGTGGTAGCAATCCTATTTGGTCTGCCACAATTTCAAGACTTGTTTTCTCTTTGCCTTCTTTATCTGTGTAGGTGCTTTGCTTCATTTCACCTGTAACAATTACAGAATCACCTTTTTTAATTGCATCTACGGTTGCTTCTGCTTTTGCGCCAAACTGCACTACACGGAACCACATAGTTTCTCCATCTACCCACTGCTCACCCTGCTTTGATCGCGGTGTGTAAGCAACAGATAAAGTTACAAATGCTATGTTGTTCTTTGAAAACTTTAGTTCTGGTTCTTGTCCTACATTACCTTTAACTTGTATGTTCATTTAATCGCCTTCCATTAGTGTGCCAACTGTACCGTCATTATGTAATAAAACAATTCTGCCGTCTGGTAGGACTATGGGGGTT